TACACGATTAGTAAGTTCTAGATAATTTGCCATTGTTAGTCCTTGTACTTTGGTTTACGAACACCACCACCTTTAGCGTAGGGTTTGTATATACTTTGTTTTTTAGTGTTAGAAGGAGTGTTTAAGCCAGAAAGATAAGCTGCTTGATTGTACTTTTTAGGTCCACGGGCTACACTTCCAAAGAGAGAAGTTGGTGTTCTTGTAGAAGCTGGTTTTGCTTTACTAAATAGTTTTCCAAGGCTTGAAGTTGAAGATTTTTTAGGTGGTCTAGCAATATAGGGTTTTGTTTGAGTAGGTTTTAAATCTCTTAAAGGAGTACTATGTTCAACTCTATTTTTCTTTCTTATTCTATTTTCTTCTTCAATGGTGTTTTGTTTCTGAATAATAGGTTTAGGATTACTACGAGGAAATACAGAAGCATGAGGTGGTCTGTTTTGTCTTTCAAATCTTCTTCTTGCTTCTTGTGCTTCTTTTTGTTTTCTTTTTCTTTCAGCAGGAGTTAAAGCTAGGTATTCTTTATTCATTATTTTACGTTGTTTAAGTATTTCAGCTTTTTGTTTAAGAGTAATATCTTGTAAAGGAGTTGCAAATTTTTTAGGTTTCATTTTGTATTCTTCAACTAAAGCAAGTATACGTTTTTCAGCATCCGGGTATTTACTTTTTCTTCCACTAAGACGTTCCTCCCTAGTAGAACCTCTTCCACTAAAGCGTTCCTCCATTCTTTTTACCATAGCGCGATAGTCTTTTATAGATTGTCCCGGTTTTCTAGGTTTAGGCCGCATTTTGTTAATCCTTATATTTAGCTACTCTACCACCATAAGAATACATCTTACCCTGCTTAACTGCACCACCACCCATGTAGTATTTGGGCATCTGTTTCTTCTTAGGTGAGGATGTCTTCTTAGCTGACATATCGGCTGCACCTATCATACCACCGTCTTGATAAAGAGAATTTAAAATACCTCTTGCTTCTGTAATATCTGCTTTAGTAGGCTTTGAAGGAACACCTACATTTCTAACTTTTTTAATAGCACCTTCTTTTCTCATATTTTTAAGAACTGCTGCTGCGTACTCTCTATCAAGACTTGTATCTGGTTTTTCCATATTATTTTCCTAGTGTTAAGTTGCAGCAAAGACACGTACATTAGCAGTACTGCCTGAAGTGTTATAGCATTCTATACGATCTATTGTATCAGCCGACCACGTAGTCTCCCACGTATCAATCTCAGTCTGATGATTACTCTCATTAAACGTGCCAGCCATGTCACCCATGTTACGACTGTCATCACTACCTAGTACAAATGGTACACCAGCTATTAACTTAACACAAAAACCATTCTCTATGTTAGATGATGCTAACGTACCACCCTCATTACAGACGAGTTGTAACTCAATAGTTTGATCTGACTCTATCCACATAAAGTCAAAGTCTCCTAACAACGTATCATTCCATATCTCAGTAAGAGTACTATTAGTAATAGAATAACGTTTATCAAAGTAATGAGTTATAGTTAGTGAGTCTGTAGCCGTAGTACTTCCTCCAGTGATAGTGTGTGTATCATCATCAGGAATATCTACGGTAAAGTGCGTAGTTAAATTGAGGGTAGCCATAAGTTAGTTGCTCCATTCTTTCTTTAGATAATTCTGAATTAGGTTGGCTTTAGTAAACATACTCTTATCTTTGGTTGAACCTACATAAGTGGTTATTTCAAATAGATTGTGTAATATGTACGATTGTTCGTAGGAGATGTTAGAGGAAATCCATCCTACTATATTTTTGCGTACTCCCTCAGTAATCTTATCTACACCGTGAGGGTATATAATGGGAAAGATAGCCATCTCTCCTGCTTTTGACTTTTTAGCTATTCGACCTACAGGAGTTTGTAGTATAAACTCTCCACCTTCATAGTCATCTTTTAGATTTATACTAAAACCATAATCAAAGAAAACATTGTTAGACTTAGGTTGTGCTTTAAATTCATCTATATGTAAATCGTAGTAATCATCTTTCTTGTATTGATTGTAGAAGTTAACGGACACTCTGGTAGGACAATAAACACTATCCATGTAGTAGGTGTCGTATAGTCTGTTAGTGACTATCTTTCTAACGTCATCAGGAATGTTAGTAGCTTCTGTATTACGCTTCATTCCTTCTTCTGATTGTGTTTGTTTGCCGTCTTTAAAGTTATGTTGTTTAATACTTTTAGAACATATCTTAATATCATCTTCACTTAGTATCTTAAAAAAACGCATGATTGTATTTCCTTTTTTTCATTACAATATCAAATCATATCAAAGAAAGTGTAGGGTTTTTACACAGAACCCTACAAAACTGTTGTAATGTTACGTACCCGTAGATACAGATGCTGATTCAACAGGATTAGTAGAAATATCTACTAACACAACATGTATACGAAAACGTAGAGCCGTTTCTCCTGTTGATCCACCGTCAAGAACGAGAGCATCAATAGTATCTGCAGCAGTAAGAATACGAGCATTAGCGCCCGATACACCTACAGCGGCTTCTAGAAACGGAGTAAAACCAGCGGCTAATACAGAACCATCAACAAAACAGTCAATATCTCCACCAGTAAAACCAATATCCATTGTGACTTGACCATTACCACGAACTTCTAGAACTTCTAGACAGCCCGCAACAATCATGGTATCTGCAGGAACGTCAATCAATTCAATGATATCACCTCCAACACCACCACCATCAACGGTATCCCACACAGGGGAAGTCATAACATAGGGAACAGCAGCATTGGAGGGATGTCCAATAGTGCCACCACCTGTTGTAGTACGATTATAAACAGTCATTATTCAGTTCCTCCTTTAGCTATCTAGGTCCATAAGACCGTTAAATACACCTTTATATCCGTCACCCGAACCACGAATAACTTTACGTCCAAATACGTGAAGACCACGTACAATGTCAGCAAAACTATTAGGATCACGAATAACTTCTGTCTTAGCAATATGTGAAGCTGTAACAGCAGCAGACATATGACCATAGATTATAAGCGTATGTCCAGAAGTAGCAGAACTACCAAAAACACTTGTTGCAGCAGAACCAGTAGTTGCTACACCAATAGCATTGGATTGATACATGCTAAAACCATGTAACTTCTGTTCAGTTACTTTACCGTTTAGAAGTGGAGATTGTGATCCACCTGTAATGGACATGTCCATAATTTTAGAGGCAGCACTACGCAGAACTTGATAGAACTGTGGAGCAGCAACTAAATAACGGTTTTCTTCTGGTACATCGTTCTTATCTAATTCAGCGGCAGCTTGAGCCACTAGATCAGCAACTTTATCACCAGTATTGGCAGAAGTTGCTTGAGTAGCTAGTGTGCCTGTTGAAGCAGCAGAACCATCATAGATAGCTTTTAGAACGTTGTAGTCATAGGCTTTCTTTAATTGGTATGCACCTGAAGAGGTAGCAAGAGCCTCAAAGTTTAAGTGGCTATGACGTTCTTCGATATCATCGACCTTAAAGGCAAAGTAGTTGCCTTGATCTACTACCAACTGAATTTGGTCATCTGCCAATGCTTCAGTATTAACGGTACTGCCACGCTGATAAGCGTTGACCGAAATGGTAGGTTCTTTGATGATGTTAACAGTATCCCCGAAATTCTCAATTTCTCCAGCGTAGTCGGTATTAGTGATAGCTTCCGCTACCGATGCACGACGAAAGAATTTGAGAACTTTCTGGGAGTAAATAACGGGTACAAAGTTACCTGATGGTAAATTTCCGTACCCTGCGGCTGTAGTAAATGCCATGATAAAACTCCTTTTATATCATAAACTATTTCTTTGTTAGTCTACAGAATCCATAACTCGACCCTCTTTTAAAGCTCTGTCGATTTCTTTCTCGACTTTTTCATACTCATGAGATTTAAGTTTGGATATTTCCTGTACTGACCAAATCTTTTTGTCATTCTGAAAGTCATCTAAAGAACGTTTTGCGTTTGTTCTTGTAACAGCTTGCGCTGCAGAATTTGAAGGACTAGATTGTGATCGTTTTGGTGACTTCGATTTATTGTAGGATTTAGGCGTTTTGATATTATTATCAGCCTTAAACAAATCAATAACTCTAGCGGCCCATTTAACATCTGTATTATTTTTATAGATGCCATCAGCCATATTAGACGGTTGTTCATCAAGCCAAGAAAGAAATACGTCACTTTCTTTTAGAACGTCAAAGTCAGGATGAATATTAAGGAGTTGCTTTCCGGCAGTTTGTACTACTGCTTCTTGTTCTTTAAGTCGCAAGTCCGAAAGTTTTTCTTCTATTTCTTTAACACGTTCATTAGCTTG